AATTAAAATTATTATTATTAGAGGCAATTACAGATGAAGAAGATAAGATTAAATTTATAGAAAAAATGGATTCATTACAAAAAAAATATAAGGTTACAAATGATTCTGTATTTTATAGAACAAAACTTAGACAAAAAGTATGGGAAACAACAATTGAAATTTTAGGTAAAAACCCAAATATAGAATATGTGCATGAAATGGCTTACCAATGGTTATTAACAAAGTCAAGTGTGGAAGCTGATATTTGTATAAAAGCACAATATGGTGGTAAACGAGAATTTTATGTTGTAAATATTGGTCCGAAGGCATGTGCTAGATTAGTGGAGAAATTTTTTAATAATTTATCGATTAAATGTCCAAATGAAATGATCTCTGTACCTGGTGATAAAAAATTATTACATATGCAAAATATGTTAAATACATCTTATAATTTGGCCAGGGAAAAGGGTTTAAAAATTAGATATGTAAATGGTGATTGTACTAAATGGTCAGCGGCAGAAACAATGGGTTCTTTCATTTCAATGGTTGAAGGGTTGAAAGTTAATTTAACTCCAAATATGACTGCTTATTTAAAATTGATATATGCACATTGGGCAAATAAAAAAATAAATATACCAGCGTCTGTTTTAAATAAAGTAATTCCACTTAAGAAAACAACTGAATATCTTCGAAATGTTGGTAATCAAAGTTACATACATAGTACACATAATTTTTTACAGGGTATGTATAATTATTCCTCTTCTTTTAAAGCTGTGGCTTGTACTTCAATGGCTTACAAAATGTGGCAAAAAATTTACCCAAATAGTTCTTTATATGTAAACCATATGGAACATTCAGATGATTATGTCTTAATTATTATTTATGAACTTGAAGAAGATTTTGTTAGATTTAGAATTTTACATAAATTATTTATGAAATTATTTGGATATAATGATAGTGATCGTAAAACTAGTTGTCAACAATTATTTATGGAATTTGTTTCTTTATTATCTTTTAATGGTGTTATGTTATATCCACAAATTAAAAAATCAAAGGAGGTTAATCTTTCATTACCATGTACTGGTTATAAAACCGATATTCAAGCGGCAATGTCAAGAACAGGTGAATGCGTTAGAGTGGGTTGTAATTTATCATTTTGTTACTTTTTTGAAAAATTGCATACATATTGTGTTGCAGAAGCATATTCATTGTTACCAGGAATGACTAATTATTTTGATGAGTATGATTTATACAATAGACCAATAGAATTATTTGGTATTCCGG